GTCTGGCCTTCCGCGGCAAAATCGTTAGGGCGCAAAGCGTTGCTGCGTACAAGGCGTTGGTCGAGAAAGCATAAGCGGAAAGCGAAGCGCGCAAAAGCGGGAGCGAAGCGACAAAACGAAAGACGTGGCATCACCGGCGTAAGCCGGTCGAAAAAATTTAGAAATTTCGAGGGAACCTGGTGGTGCTACGGGTTTTCGTTGAAATATTGTCGCTTTGCAACTGATTTTGAGTATAATCGCTTGAGTTGACGGGAATATGAGTAACTTTGCATCTTGGTAGAGTTTCCTAATTGGCCGTGTGGTCTATCGCGGGTACAACAATGCGAATGCGAATGGCGGTGTGTCGAATGCGAATGCGAATAACGATGCTTCGAATGCGAATACGAATGTCGGCTCGCGTCTGGAAATCAAAATATATCGGCGTACAACGATGGGGACGCGCTCCTCGATGTGGTGCCGAGGGAAACGAGCCACAGCAACAGCGTCTCATGAAAGGACGGAAAGCTGAAACATCAAGTGTCGGGCAATAGAGTTTGGTAGGCCGGTAACGGTTCGAAGAAGTTTGGCCCGGGGAAAGGAAGGCCCTTATCTTCCGTAAACGAGAAACAGAGAACCCTATGCGCAGAGAAGGCTACATCATGGAGGAGGTGACGGACTACGGCAACATGTCGGAGGCGTTTGATGCTGTGTTACGGGGCAAGAAGCGAAAGACGTGCAGGCAAGGTCGCTATCTGATGGAGCACCGTGACGAGGTGATAGCGGAACTGACGGCAAAGCTGAAGGACGGCACGTTCAAGCTCGGTGGCTACCATGAGCGCATCATCTGTGAATACGGCAAAGAACGGCATCTGCAGATATTGTCGATGAAAGACCGCATAGCGGTGTATGCTGTGATGAATGTGGTGGACGCACATCTGCATAAACGCTTCATACGGACTACTGGGGCGAGCATCAAGGGACGTGGCACGCACGACTTGATGAAGTGCATACAAAGAGATCTGAATGCAGACCCAGAGGGAACGACATTCTGCTATAAGTTTGACGTGAGGCGGTTCTATGATAACGTGAAGCCGGATTTTGTAATGTGGTGTTACCGCAGGGTGTTCAAAGACGAGGTGCTGTTAGGACTGCTGGAGCACTTTCTGCACCTTCTGCCTGAGGGCATCAGTTTCGGGCTGCGCAGCTCGCAAGGGTCGGGGAATCTGTTATTGTCTGTTTTCTTAGACCATTATCTGAAGGACAAGTGCGGCGTACGTCATTTTTACAGATATTGTGATGACGGCGTGGTACTCGGTAAAACGAAAGCGGAACTATGGATGATTCGTGACATCATACATGAACAGCTGCAGGAAATTGATTTGGTGGTAAAGCCCAATGAGAGGGTGTTCCCGACTGCTGAGGGAATAGACTTTCTGGGCTATGTGATACGGCCAAACAATGTGCGTTTAAGGAAACGCATCAAGCAGAAGTTCGCAAGAAAGATGTGCGAGGTAAAATCGAGAAAAAGAAGGCGAGAGCTGACAGCATCCTTTTATGGGATGACGAAGCACGCCGACTGTAACAATTTGTTTAATAAATTAACAGGCAAAACAATGAAAAGTTTTAAGGACTTAAATGTGGCTTACAAGCCAGAAGACGGCAAAAAGCGCTTCGCGGGTACTGTAGTAAGTATCCGCGAGTTGGTAAACATTCCTATCATCGTGAAGGACTTTGAGACGGGCATCAAGACGGAGCAGGGTGAAGACCGCTGCATCGTATCGATCGAGATGAACGGCGAAGCCAGGAAATTCTTTACCAACAGTGAGGAAATGAAAAATATCCTCGCCCAGATTAAAGAAGTGCCGGATGGCTTCCCATTTGAGACAACGATCAAGACGGAAGTGTTCGGCAAAGGTCGAACCAAATACGTTTTTAGTTGATGAAAAGAGCACAAGGAAGTTTGGAGGTGAAACTGCTTGAATGCGTGAACCCCATCAAAAACAAGTGGCGCGTTCGTTGGGACGTGCAAGAACATGATGACGGAACTGCTGACTACATGGAGGCAGAACTGACACACAAGCCGACTGACGAGGAAATAAAAGACCTCGTAAGAAAATGGTACAACCAACAAACGGATGCAGCAATATTGTCGGGCTTCAGCTATGAAGGAGCCCCCGTGTGGCTCTCGCAAGAGAACCAGTACAACTATAAGGCTGCATACGATTTGGCCGTCCAGACGGACGGGAAAACGCTGCCAGTGACATTTAAGTTCGGCACTGATGAAAGTCCAGTGTACCATACGTTTGAAACGCTTGATGAACTTGCAGATTTCTACACGAAAGCCGTTAAGCATATACAAGAGATGCTGGAAAATGGCTGGAAGAATAAAGATGCAATAGATTTGAGCAAGTACAACGCTTAAAAAATCCCTTCGGGGGAGGATGTAAAAAAGCCCCCGGCCTGTTAATATAGACGCCAATCATTTATTAACACAACACCACGAGAGTGCACAACCGGGGGCTGTATGCCTCCTGCTGCACTCTCGTGTTTTTTTGTGTTATAAATGATTGGCGATACAAAGGTACATAATTTAGTTGAAAATGAAAGTATTTGAGATATTGAATTTTAACCGCGAGCCGTTAAAAAGGCTACAACAGGCAGGGATACGCATCGAAGATGTGGAATATATAGACTTGTACAACGACTATCGCGTGATGCTCGGTGGTGGCGAAAAGGTCTCATACATTGTGGCGACACTTGCAGATCGCTATCATGTGAGCGAGCGCAAGGTGTACACGCTCATCAAGCGATATGGTCGAGAGTGTAGCACTCAGGTGCTCGGGGGATAAAGCACAAGGCTTTTGAAAACGTGCTGCAAAAGGCTTGCAGTGTGATTTGCTCGTGGTGTTACTTTTTGATGTGGAAGCGTGGTAACTTTGCCGTATCGAAAATAAAACACGATGAACAAATACTATTTATTATTGGGGAAGGTGCTTGCAGAAGGCAAGACCCAACAGAACAAAAAAGGCAAGATAAAATACTTGCTCAACGAGCAGCTGACGCTCACACCGGCTGACCTGCTCGACATATTTGAGAGCCACGGCATAGCGAGGAAGAAACTGAAAGAAGATCTGAAACTGTTTATGCAAGGAGAGCGCAATGTGGAACGATACCGTGAGGCAGGCATAGCATGGTGGGACTACTGCGGCCAGACATTGGTGAACAGTTACCCTACCTACATGGAGAAACTGCCACCACTTATTGAGCGCATCAACAAGGAGAAACGCAACAGCAAAAACTATGTATTGTTTCTCGGAGCAACGGATGCAGAGAGTAATCAGGCACCGTGCCTGAGCCTTGTGCAGTTTCAAATAGAGGACGATGCATTGGTTGTGTCGGCATATCAGCGCAGCTCCGATGCAAACCTCGGACTGCCTTCAGACATTTACCACCTTTATCTGATGGCTCGACAGATAGACTTGCCGCTAAAGTCTATCACGCTGAACCTGGCGAATGTACACATCTATGAAAACAACATAAAGCCCACTGAACGACTTCTCGTTGGTGAGGATAATATAAAATTTGAACTGAACGTATGAGAGGAAAAATGCACATGGCAGCACCTCTGCCTTTTGTCGGACAGAAGCGCATGTTTGCAAAGGAGTATATCAAGATTCTGCCCCAGTTCAACGACAAAACAGTGTTTGTGGATTTGTTCGGTGGCAGCGGTTTGCTGTCCCATATAACGAAGCATTTGCGTCCAGAGGCAACTGTGGTATATAACGACTACGACAACTACCGCGAGCGATTGGCACATATACCTCAGACAAATGCGCTGCTCGCTGATTTGCGAGCGATTGTTGGCAATACGCCAAAGCACAAGCGAATAGATGGTGAGATGCGTGAGAAGATGTTTGAACGTTTGAGGCATGAGGAGCAAACGGTGGGCTATATTGATTTTATAACCATCTCGGCATCGGTGATGTTTTCGATGAAGTATGAGTTGAGCATCGAGGAAATGGAGAAGCAGACATTATACAATAATATTCGAAAGAACGACTACCCGACAAGTGAGGACTATCTGGAAGGTTTGACGATTGAATCATGTGACTATCGTGAACTATACGAAAAGTATAAAGACGAGCCGAATGTAGTATTTATAGTTGACCCTCCATATTTATCAACAGAGGTTGGAACATACAAAATGTACTGGCATTTGTCTGACTATCTCGATGTGTTGAATGTGCTCAATGGAAAGCCGTTTGTTTATTTTACATCAGATAAGTCGTCTATCATTGAGCTTTGTGAATGGTTAGGCAAGAATAAAACGCTCGGCAATCCGTTCGAAGGTTGTAAGCGTTTCGAGTTCAATGCGCATGTGAACTTTGATGCTGGTTATAAAGATATGATGCTCGTGAAGTCTAATGCCGCATAATTTGAACCTCATTTGAACGCTGTTTGTTTACCGTTCAAAAACTATAAAAGCAGCCCGTTTTGGACTGCTTTTTTGTTGTTTTAAAGTGTCGTGTGTGCGAAATTTTAGAACGTTTCGTTTTTCCCTATTTTTGCACGTTTCGTTTTTCAAATCGAGCACATTTCGTTTTGCCGGATTAAGATCTTCTTGCCCTCCAGCAGCTGC